ATGTTGCTAATAAAAGCAAGAGGGGAATAAAGCGTTTCATAAGTAGGCTTTTGAAATCTGTGCTAGTAATCCTAATAATGCCAGAGAAGCACTAACAACTGCGGCAGCTTGGAATACCCTTTTCTCTAAAAGTCTTACTCTATCTTCTAAATCTCCTATTTTTTCTTCTGCTCTTTTGAGCTTCATTTCTGTGCAGACAATACGAGTTTCTTGTCTTGCGTCAATCGAAAGATCTTCACTCATCATGTCAACCTCCCACTTTGTGGATCAATTTCTTTACCAGAAACAGGATCAATCTTTGCTTTTTCTGGTACAAGTTTGATTGGAGTTTCAACTTTTATGATGGTATAAGGGACACCATTGCTAAACCCTGCGGCTGCTTCTGCTTTCTTTTTCTCTTCATCGGCTTTGTAAGTTCCATCTCCTCTTTTCTTTGCTGTCTCTAAACCAAAACTTGCGAGTGCGCCCGTGAAAACCGAAGCTATGAAAGTCGGGTCGATCCTTTCTTGTTTACCTAAACCAGGCAATTCTACATAGTTTAATGTTAAAATAAAGCCACTCCAGACGACAACGCCAAGCCTCACGAATGTAGACAAGACTTGCAGTTGTTCTTCTTTATCATCTAATCCCTCTTTAAGTTTTTGAAGAGGATTTTTCTTTTTCGGTTCGTCTACTTTTGACTCTGCCATGCGAAAAAAGCTGAAAACACTACTAATCTAGACATAAATGGTCAAAAAGTAATGAAATTCCTTTCTCAAGCGCAAAAGGAAGTAATAGCAAAGGCTCATGGCATAACCGTTGAATCTATTAATAAAAGAATTGAGCTATGGAGTTTGATTAATGATCCAGATGTATCAAAACCTGATCTAGTAGAAGCGCAAAAGCAATGGATTAAAATCCAGCAAGGAACTTGGCCTAATGTAAATGTCTGAAATCGTTGCTGCGTTAATTGGTGCTATGGTGTCAGCCTTGCTGATGGTTCTTGGTAATCGTTCTAATAAACGCCAAGGAGACATTCGTGAGATCTTTCATCGCCTCAACGCTATAGATAAAGAATTAGTTAGGCTTGATTCAACAAGACCTCGTAATTGGCGTGGACAATGAAAAACCCCTAGCGTCCTCTAAGAGCTAGGGGCTTCTCTAAGTTCATCAAGTCCCACCTCGATGTGAACAAGTACCTTGCATTGTGAAAGTACAAAAATATTTTAACTGTTTCCATGAATATTTCAAATGAAAAAACTTTTCTTCAACAGCGAGCGAGGGAAACGCTTTACCCTCTGGGTGCTTGAAGCTGCCACCGAACAAAACAACAACAGTCTTTGCATTGAAGACGTTGACTTTATAGAAGCTAGACTGTGGCCTAACAGGACTCTTAAATTGCAATGATTAATAGAGCAATAAAAACAGTCATGGGACAAGATGTTGCCCATGCAATGCGTTTAGATCGGCTTTATGTGTTAGATGGTCGCCATAGACCAGACCATGAGTTACATAATTCCTATGATGGATTGCTCGTTAAAGCTGATGAGTTGGAAAATGATGCAGCCTGAATGTCAATGCGCTCATTGCAAAGAATTAAGACGACAGCAATTTAGGGCTTACTTGCGTCAAGAAAAATTGCTAAAGATAAAAGAAAAGCATGAAACCAGTAGATCTCACGTTTCTTGAGGCTTTGGCTTCAAAACCAACATTAGAGGAGGAATTGATAATTGAAAAAAGAGTGCTTGCGATAAAAGAAACCCACGACATAGACGATTTGCGTAAGTATGCAATTTCTTTACAGCGTCAAAATTTGCATCAAAGTTATTTTATTGCCACTTGTTTAGAACAAATAGCAAAGTTACAAGGAAGACTCGTAGCCAAAGAAATGAATCCTCCTAATTTCGTACAAAGATTTTTTAGGCTTAAGTAGAAGGGCAGAACTTAGCAGCATCACCTTTCATCCATTTAATTTCTTGATCTAAAACAGGAACTTCTGGGTATTGGATTGAATACCAGCGATGATCGCAAGTGATACATCTTCTGCGTCTAATCGTGATTCCATTAGGTTCACGCCTAGTGCATACAACTCTAGTCCTAGTGTTCCCACACTCAGGACAGTCTGCTTGAATTTTATTAACCATTATGGGGCTGGAACCAGTATGTGTTGTGCGTGTTCTGACCGCCTGCCATCAGGCCATTTTACTCCGTAGTAATAGCAAATGCGGTCTCTTACGTTGTGTTTTTCTATAACCTTGATAATAGTTCCGACAGCAGGTTCTGTTTTTAAATAGACTCCTGTGTTCCTTTTTTTGTTGACCTGATCGTTAAGTTCAAATTTTGGAGAAGGCATAAAAGATAATTTGCTAGTAAGTTTTTTTAAGTTATTTTAAGTTTGGAGTAAGGGAAGTACTCCACACCAGACAGAGAATCCCCTTTAGTCCTGATCCCCAGCTAAAGGGTTTCTCGATTCTCATGCCCTTATGAATTTACTTGATTGGATTGGTAAACCTTTTGTTTACAGATCACCTAAAGAATTAGATGGTTTTAAGTCACACTTAAGACATTTTCCTAATTGGTATCTGCGGCAAATGGCTGGAAAAAAGCCTATGGTTTATAGGAAAGCAGATCTTATTGATCTTATTGTCAATGACCTCAAATAAATCTTGGAGGACAGCAAAGATATCCTTAGAAGATGAATTAGCTATTGAAATCGCTTTACGAATAGCAATAGCAGATGCAGGTGTAGAAGGAATAGCAGAAATCGTTAGCATGATGGCTTTAGAAAATTTTAAAGCTAGTAAAATGTTGGAACAGGCAGAAGAATATATTTATGAGCTAGAGGATGTTGTTAATTCCTTGCCCAGAAACATGCACAATCCTTAGCAAAAACTCCACCGCTACCTTTCCCTTCGGGTAAACCAAGACCACATTCAGCCTTAACAACCAACCAATGCAAGCAATCAATACATTTAGGTAAGCCTTGGCTTATTGCTCTAGCGTCTGCGTAAAGATATTCAGCTTCTAAAACTGCATCTTCAAGAGACTTGCTAGATAACGGTAGGTCAAGCTTTTCTTGTTTTGTTTTGATTTTTACTCGCCAAGACTCACAGGTGTCCTCATAGAGAACCATTCTTCCTGCGTGATACCTGAGCGATGCCATTGGTATAAATATAGTCATCAGGTGGAGTAGAAAGCCACCTTCTGATTCCATTTTCTATCAGGAAAAGATGTCCAGAAGCTGAAACTACTTTCCCTTCATTTTCTGAAAGCTCCATTGTATTTGAGAATAAAATTTAATCGAATAAGTTCTGGTAATTCAGGATCTACTTCGCAAAGCTTTTGTAGCTGCTGCCAAAGACCTGTATAGGTGCTTTTTAGTGGTAGTTCTGCATTGTCCCTATCAAATAATTGATAAAGATAATTAGAGAACTGGGCTTTCCCATTCTCTACTTGCCAAGGCTTTAGCTGCTGCTTCAGCCTCGCTTCTAGTAGTACAATGCTCTCCCCAGTAGATAGCTTTTCCGTCTGAGTACCAAGGTTTGAAACAAGAGTCGAGTCCATAAGAAAGAAGATTCACGCCATAGTCTTGTGGCATTTTTAAATTGTAGAGACTAGAGTAGTTTTCTAACACACTAGCAGGTTGATTTAGTGTTGATTACTTGTTCAAATGTAATGTTTTGAGCTTCACTTTTTAAAGCTTCAAACTCTGTAACACCAAGAGCTTTTTGTAACAATTTGTTTAGATTTTGTTGATACTTTTGTTTAACAAATTCGCTGCTATTTAGCGTTATATTTGTTTGTATTTTTTGTAAAAAAGTATCACAAATTTGTTTCTTTCTCTTGATTCTTATCAGCCAGTCAGAGTCAGGTTGTAGACCTTGCGAATGTTTTTCGTGAGCTATTTCTGCCATGCTTTCATTCATGGTTTTAATAGCTGTTTCAAGTTCTTTTTCTACAAGCTCTAGTTCTGGATCACTTAGTTTTTCAAGCTCATCAATACTAATAACCTTCTTAATCGTTTTACTGTTGAAAGTTAAAGCCATGAGATAAAGATAAGAGATAAACCAATTCTAAGGAATTAGCTTGTTAGGTCGGATCTAGTCTCCTCCTTTCAAGAACTTTCTGCATCTTAGGTTCTCTTCTAAGAAACTTTTTTGCAGCTACAACAGAGATTGCGCTAATAACGCTGCTAATAACAAGAGGTTGGATCATCTTTTTTTTATTTTGATTTTAGTTAGCTTTTTAAAGAAAGTACACTCTTAATCGTGGAGTGTGAGCGATTGAAATGAGGCGAAAAGAAACGAGGGGTGACGATGTGAGATGAGTCGAGCCGCATAGGGTCGCTAAGGCAAAAAGTTAAAAGTACAATTCTTAGTCGTGGAATTGAGAAGCGATAGCGGGGAATGGCGGGGAAAAGCAGGAAAACGAGATGATTCGAGGAGAAGTGCAATAAGTCGAAGCGAGGAGAAATGATGCGTAGCGCAGGGCAAAGCAGCAAGCCGCAAAGCAACGGTTTTCCCAGTCATAACCACGTAGGGCTTGACTGAGTTGAAACACTTTTAATCGTGAAGTGTGAACGATGGAGTTGAGTGGAATGGATGCGAGCGGAAAGGAAGCGAATAGCACTGAATGGAGCGGAAAAGAAGCGAATAGCAGGACGACGCTAAGTCAAAAAATTAAAATGCACTTTTATTCGTAAAGTGCGAACGATTGAATAGGGCCGATGTGAGGTGCAAAGAATAGAAGTGAACTGAGAAGAACCGAGAAGTTAAGTGTCGAACCGAACTACGTTGACAGGAGCAGACAAGAATCGAAACGATGCGAGTTGCCGAGAGTCGATTGCCCATCTTTACCACGAAGGGCTGATGGACATGAAACCAATTCTTAATCGTGGAATTGGTAAGCGATTGCGAGGCGATGAAATGAGCCGAGACGAATCGTATCAAGTGGAACAGAATCGAACTGTGCAGCTAAGTCAAAAATTTTTAGGATGCACTTTTAGTCGTGAAGTGCGAACGATGGCAAGGCGATGCGACTGAGAGGAGTCGAGCTGCGATGAGACGAGGTGCATTGATGGGCGTTGCGACGCTTGGCATCTGTAACGATATGAGACGAGGCGAGCAGCGATGGATCGCTAAGTCAAAATCTTTTTTAAAAATGCACTCTTATTCGTTGAGTGCGAGCGATTGCGTTAAGAAGAATCGTTAGGAAACGAGTCGAGCAGTTCCGAATCGAACAGTTTCGAGGCGAGGCGCAATGGGTCGCTAAGAATCAGGTGGCATAAGCTTTGATGTCTTAATGACAGACTTAGGCAAGGTTTGACCTTTCCTTGTTGCCTGTAAAGACTGCTTTCTTGCCCCATCCGCAGCAGCAGCGATAAACGCATGATGGATTTGTTTAGTCTCCAACTTGCGTCTTTCTGATTCGTTTAAATTGTCAACGTCAATGTCAGTAAGTAACCTTCTGGCATTTTTACGTTGCTTCTTAATACCTGCTGTTGCTTGTTTCGCTAAGTAATCAGGTGCTTCTTTATCAGTAAGAATCCTAAAAGTAGTTTCATCTTCTACTTTTTCTTGCTTGATAACAATGGGCTGATTAATCTCTGCTCTTAATTTTGTAATTTCATCTTTAACCCAAATCCAAGAGAAAGCATCAAAATCTTTATCAGGATTATGATGCTCCCAGAACTCAAGAATTTGCAATTCTGAAATGGAAGAACCTTTTTCAAGGCTCCTCCAGTCAATTGGATGAATAGTTGAATCAGACATCTAGACCTACCTCCTCTAATTCACCAGCAGTAAACCTCCCATGTCTCGGCCTCCATGTGCCAAGACCTTCAGCTTTACCAGCCATTTTAATAATCCTCCTAAGCTGAGAAACACTTAAAATTTCATCATCAACAGTCAAGTTATAAGTAACTTGCCAAGTTGGAAACATTAAACGATTCACCCATACACCCCTAGAGGTGAAAGCTGCTAATTGAAATTTAGGTGTCCGAGAATTGAACATTTCAACAGCATCTTTTGGGCCGTCATATTCAATGTCTGGGTCGTTAGTGACAACAACAGAACGAAGAACATCTTTACCTAATTTCCATTTCGTAGCTGCATTTCTTAAACAGCGTTGAAAATTAGCACCTGGAAGAATTGGATTAGCGAATCCTTCAAAGTCAACGGTGTTCTCTGTTTCGTTAACGTCAATTTCACCTTGCTTGTCCCAATATCCTGAGAAGACCCAATCAAGAGTCCTTAAAGCACGATGATCTTCATCATTCTTTTTCTTCTTTGAATGGAAGAAAGCTTTTTGCTTAGAACCTTCTCCTAATGGATCGGAACTTTGCACGTTTGAACAAAGTAGAGGGCCATCGCTCTCTAGTGTTACTTGGAAGCCTTTTAAAGCCATAGATAAGTGAACCTTAACGGTTTTGTAAGTGATAAGCCCTTAACAGGCATGTACTTAATATATCCCTAGGGGTAACTTAGTGCAACCCCTTGTAACAAAAAAGTAATAAAAGATCGGGCAGATTATGAAGGTGCTTTGCGTGACCTCCTTGTATCCTTTCTGAAAATTCCATCCCAGTCTTGTATAAATACAAGCTACCCGACCATTAATTAGAACCAGTTTGAGTTTTCTTTACTTGTTTCAGGAACAGAAGGTTTAGCAGCATCTTTATTTGCGCTAATAGATTTGCCTTCGTTTACTTCCTGTTGCTTTTTCCAGTCGCTAGTAAGTTGCAAGCCTAAATACTTCTTACCTGCTTTTGACTCATTCATGTATCCACTAGCTCTTAGTGGTACAACTTCCTGCTTTGTGTAATCGTCATAGTCAGGTGTTGCATGAGTTAAATACTTGATTAAATCAGGTAACTCACTAACAGGAATATTTGCTATCCCACCAAATTCGGGATATTTTTTTGTTGCATCGTACTTGTCCTTACGAATCCTTTTGTGATCTTCTGCTGATTGTGGAAATACTGAGAGTTTAATGTTGAACATGATAAAAGTTAAGAAACAGTTGCTTGGGTGTTGGCTTGTTCGTAGTCCTCTACATCAGCCATTTTGTAGAGAATTTTTCCGTTGATTTTGATAAATGGTGGCCCTTGGCCTTGGCCTCTCCACCTAATCAAACTTTTACGGTGCATTTGCCATCGTTCGGCAAGCTGCGTATCAGTTAGAAATTTAGAACTCGAAGTCATCTTTGGCCTCTTTAGGAATTTGTTTGTCCTCTACAACGAGAGGCTCAGTTTCTTTTGGTTGTGCGATAGCAGCCTCATGGGGTGTGTTAGGCACAGTTACATTCACAGGTTGGATGTCAACTATTTCATCCTCAGTTTGTATCCCAAGGAGCAAATCTGCCACATATTGTCTCCCAAAGAAAGTTGCTGCCCTATAACGCAACATTAACTGAGGCATCGTAGACCACTTACTGTTGCGAGTCCAACCTTCCTTTTGGGCCATTTCCATAGTTACCCATGCACCAAGAACTTCCTTGCCATCTTTTTTTCTAATGGCTTTGCATCGGATAGCCTCAGTACCTTTTTCCTCATAATCAAAGTCCTCAAACCTGCCGCAGCCAGTTATGGTGGCAATTATGAATTGTGCGCTCCAACTGGGTTTGCCATGAATAAAATTCATGTTTTGCATAACCATCATCGGACTAATATTCATTCGATTTGCTAATTCAATAGCCGCTATACAATTAGCTAAACCTTTTTGACCTTGATAAGCGGGGGGAACTAGATCACTTTGGGCTAACGATTTAGCCATTCGTTGTCCAAAAGCAAAAGTCTGTTCGTTTTTATAGATTGAATAATCAGGTGTTGTTGTTAATGCTGATTCAGTCATTTTTCTTTTTTGGTACAGAACTTAAAAGGATTTCAAAAGCACCTAATACTTTGTCGAGTTTGTCTTCAACTCTGTTAATTGCCAAAGAGTGAAGGTGCAGTTCATGTCTTACATGGGCGTTAAATTGGTCAGTCATGGCAATGTTTTTTTAAATAAAATGTTTGCTTCAGGAAATTTCCTGTCTAGTATTTTTCTTGCCTCTTCAGGCGTTGGTGCTGTGATCCTTATGTTTCTCCCCTTAACAGTTGGCTTTTCGCAAACCCAAAAAAGGTGAACAGAAGATCCTAAAGAAGAAGAGTGCCAACTCATTTTCCTTCAC